ATGGAGGCTAATGGTGCAAGTGCAAGAGAGTTATACTTAGCTAAAAGAAAACTATTATTTAATGACTTAGAAACTTTAAAAATAGCAGCGTTTAAAAAGGGTGCAACTCAAGACGAAATAAAAGCATACAATGAAATGGTACAAGCCATAAGAGTATTAGATGCTGAGGAAACAACAAGAATAAAAGAGGGTGCAACAAAGGCTAATGAAGAGGCATCAAAGAAACGTAAAGAGGCGCACGATAAAAGAATAGAACAAGAGAAAAAAGATGCTGAGGAATTAAAAAAATTAATTGCAGATGAAACTCAAAAGTTAAGAGAGCAACAATTCTCAGACCAAGCAAAAGAAATATCAGCATTACAATTAGCAGCAGAGGAAAAGATGAAGATTGCAAAAGGTAACGCAGAGGCTGAAAAGTTAATAAGCGAAAACCTAAGTAAAGATATTGCAACTTTAAATGAAAAGTATAGATTAGAGGCAGAGGAAAAACAAAAAGACATAGACGAAAAGAAAAAAGAAAAGGACAAAGAACTAAGAGAAAAAAGACTTGAAGATGAAAAAGACTATGCAGAACAAACAATAGCAGTCACTCAAGCAATAGAAGATAGTAAGGTAAGTATAGCACAACAAGGCGCACAATTACTTAATCAAGTTGCAGGACAAAGTAAGGGTTTAGCTTTGGCAGCATTAGCTATTGAAAAAGGTGCGGCTATTGCAAGTGTAATTATTAATACTCAAAGAGCAATTGCAGGTTATACGGCAGCAGCGGCTCAAAGGTCAGCATTAAGTGGAGGAACTACAACGGCATTTGATACGGCATTAGCAGCAAAACAAATAGCAGCGGCTAAGATAAGTGCAGGTATAAACATTGCAAGTATAGCAGCGGCAGGGTTAAGCGGTGCAAAGAATATAACAAGTGGCGGTTCGGGTGGTGGCGGTGGTTCAGTACAACCTCCCAACATAAGAGGAAGTCAAACTACTAACGAACCAACTCAGCAACCTGCTACTAAAGTTTTTGTAACAGAGACTGATATAAGAAGTGTTACACGAAAGGTCGATGGCATCTTTACTCAGGCAACGATACAATAAAAATGCCTCCCAAATGAGAGGCACTTCTACTATGAAAAACAATCTCTAAAAACATTACAAATATAGTACAATAATCTAAAAAACAATAATAAAAAATTAAGATTGTTTTATGTAGTAGATGGACTTACCAATAATCGAATTAACCTTAGAAGATTTAGAGCAGGGCGTGGATGCGACAGCATTGGTAGAAAATCCTGCAATTCAAAGAAATTGGATGGCGTTTAAAGAACATAAGTCTTACGAGTTCAAAACACACAACGAAGATAAAAGAATATTGGCAGGGGCATTAATGGTTGCCGATTTCCCAATGTATCGTAACATGAATGGCAAAGAGTTCTTTGTTAAATTCAGTTCAGAAACTATTGAGCAGTTAGCGGATAGAATGGTTTTGAACAATAAACTTACTGCCTTTAATTTTGAACACGATGCAAAGAAAGAGTTGGCAGACATGCACATTCAACAATTCTTTATAATCAATACTGAGTTAGGAGTTAATACACCTATGGGTTTTGAAGAGTTACCAAATGGTAGCTTATTCGCATTTGTAAAAGTAAACAATGAGCAAGTGTGGAACGATTATGTGAAAACAGGCATAGTAAAAGGATTTAGTATAGAGGGCAACTTCGCAACAAAAGAGGAATTTTCAGAGCAAACATTTTTAAAAGAATTTCAAACAATAATAAATATGACAGATAAAAAAGTAGCTACAAGTAAACTCGATGAGTTAGTAGCAAAAGCAAAATCTCTATTTTCAGAAGATGTAAAAGTCGAAGAGAAAAAAGAGGAAGAAGAAGTTAAAATGGCTGAGGCTATGTTGACCGATGGAACAAAAGTAATGTATGAGGGCGAACTTGCAGAGGGTACAATCGTACTATTAGAAGATGGAAGCGCAGCACCCGATGGTGAGCACACTTTTGAAGATGGGACTGTAATTAGCATTGAGGGTGGTCAAGTTGTAGCAGTTGCTAAACCAATGACTGAACAAGAAATGGCAATTCAAAACTTAACAGAAATGGTTACTAAATTGGAAACTGAAAATGCAGAGTTGAAATCAAACTTTGAAAGTTCAATCAACAAAGTAGAAGAGAAATTTAGCGCACAAATTAAAGAGTCTAACAAATTAACCGAAGATGTTTTAGAATTAGTTAAGACCTTAGTTGCTGAACCTACTCAACATTCATTCAATACTCAATCTAAACCTAAGTCTTACTTAGATGGATTAACTTCACAATTCAAATACGAACAAACAAAAATAAAATAAATAAACAAATGGCAAATTTAAAATTAAAATTCGGTTTTGATACCGATAACTTAACTGCTTACGTTGACCAAACAAATCTTGAGTTATTCACTAAGGCGGTCTTCAGTAATGCGACTTCACAATACTTGAGCGGACAAGTTCAATCAGGTATTAAATTCAAAGAGCAAATAAACTACATGGATGTAGATGTTACTCTTAGAGCAAAAGAGGGTTGTGGATTAACTTCATCAGGTGATGTGATTTTCGACAAAAAAGAAATTCAAGTATATCCTTTCTATGACCAAAAGACTTTCTGTCCAAGTGATTTAGAAACTTTCTACACTCAACAATTTTTACCTCAAGGTTCAACTTACGAGAATATGCCGATTGAGGCTGCGTTCGCTGAGTACTATACTGCAAAGGTAGCAGCAGCAGTTGAGGTTTTATTGTGGCAAGGTGTTACAGGTGGTGCAAGTGGTGTAATTGGTTTTAATCAAATCATAGATGCAACTTCAGGAGTTATCAATGGTAACCCTACTTCAATCTCAACAGGTACAGGTATTACTACAGGTAACGTAATCGGAATATTCAATGGTATGGTAACTTTAATCCCTAACGCTTTAGCAGGTCAAACTGATTTAGAGTTCGTTTGTGGATGGGATACTTTCAGAAAATTGTTACAAGCGTACTTCACACTTAATAACTTCCACTATGGTGCAACTGAGGAGGCAAGTCCTTATGCGACAGGTTCAATCATAATCCCAAGTTTTGGATTAAGAGTAACTGCTTTACATGGTTTAACAGGTACAAACAGAATACACTTAACTCGTAAATCAAACTATGTAATTGGAACAGATGCACCTAACGAATATGAGTCTTTAGACGTATTCTACGAAAGAAAAGATAATACTATCATTGCTCGTTTGATTGCTAAATTAGGAACTCAAATACGTTTCGGTGATGAGTTAGTTACCTTTAAATTAGTTTAACCTTTTAATTTTATAACTTATGAGTTGTATATTAAGCACAGGATTTAGTTTGGATTGCCGCTCTTCTAAGGGTGGTATATCCAAAATTTACTTAGCAGAGTTAAGCGGAATTGGAACACCTGCGGTATCTTCGGGCATTGCTACTATCACTATGGTAGGTGGCAAAAAGTTTTATACTTATGAAGTACCGGTAGGTGGAGGTTCAGCAACATCAGTGCCAAGTGGAGATAGAGCAGTAGGAGGTCGTTTCTATGCTCAGAACATCACAATGAACTTACCTAAATACGATATAACCAAAAGAAACGAAATGATGGCTTTAGCTGCTCAGACAGTTGCTGCTATTGTTTTAGATGAAAATGGTGAGTATTGGTTATTTGGAACTTCAAGAGGATTACAAATTGCAGAGGGTGGATACGCTACGGGTACGGCTGCGGCTGACATGAGTGGCTATGTAATTACCTTAACAGGCGAAGAAAAACTTGATGTTCTTAAAATAGAGTCAAGCGCAATAGCTGCCTTGATAGCATAAAGTGTTGTTTTCATAAATGGGGAGGGGGTGTTGAGAGATTGACACCCCTTTTTTTAAAACATGATATTATTACAAGAAAATACCGCCAACATAGTAGTTTTAACGCTGACTGAAAAGACAACGATTAATGCACCTACTTACTTATTTAGGTTTGTCAACAAGCAAACCAATGTGGAATATGTATGTATTCAATCGGATACAAGCACCTACAAAACACGTTATAACAAGTTTACCATAACTACGCAATCAACTACTCCCAATCCTTTATTAGGTCAACTTAAATTAAGTTTGGGAGATGAATACGAATACTACATCTACGCTCAGGTATCAACTACTAATTTAGACTATACATTGTCTAATGAAATAGTAGAAACAGGAATAATGAGATACGATAAAATTTTAACAGATAGAATAATTTTTACAAATGGAACAACAACAAGAAAAGTCTTTGGAGCGTAAATATGCGTTCAGTTCAGTACCAATGTACGAACACAAAACTCCTGAGTTTATTGAGAACAATGGCGAACAATTTATAATCAATGGTACTAATAATGAGTACCCCGATTATTTAACTTACCTTTATAATAGATGTGGTTTGCATCACGCTATTGTGAATGGTAAAGTTAGGTTTATTAATGGACAAGGGTGGACAATTAAGAACGGATTTGAGAGTGCTGAGTTAAGACAACTATTAGCTAATCCAAACCCAAATGACTCCTTTGATGAATTAATGAGAAAGGCAATAATAGACTCTAAAATATTTGGAGGTTATTATTTAAAGTTGCTTTTTGTAGGTGGTAAATTAATGAGTGTTTTCCATCAACCTTACGAACAAGTAAGATTGAGTGTAAGTGGTCAAATTTATTACGTTTCAAAAGAATGGACACGAAACCAATCAACAAAGAAAAACTTTAAAAGTAAATTTAATCAACTTCCTAAAGATGTTAAGGCAATAAAACCATTTGACCCTAAACAAAAAGATGGGGTTCAATTAGTTTATTTTCCTGATTATAGACCTGAGTTCAGAGGTTATCCTTTACCTGAATATCATGCAAGTATTGTAGATATTGAAACAGATATTGAGGTTTCAAACTTTCACTTAGTGAATGTTAAAACAGGATTTAGTGCAGGGGCAATGATTACCCTTATGGGTGGTGTGCCAAGTCCACAAGAACAAGACGAAATAGAAAGAAAATTTTATGACAAGTTCTGTAATACCGATAACGCAGGACAAATCATGATACAATTTGCAGACTTAAATACAGAAGCACCTAAGATTGAAAGTATTAAACCAACTGACTTAGATAAACAATTTGAACAACTTAAACAAGATGTTCAAGATAGAATAATCAGAGGGCATGAGGTTATTAACGGAATGCTTTTTGGGATTAAAACTGAGGGTCAATTAGGCGGTAGAAGTGAGATTGATTTAGCTTGGCAAATGTTAAACTTAAACTACATTGAACCTAACCAACAACGCTACGAAAAAGAAATAAATTGGGTACTTAAAGAATGTGGATTAAGTCCCGTTTTAAGAATAGAACCATTAAAAGGTTTAGGTATTGAAATAACCGATGCAATGTTAATGGCATCTTTAACTCGTGATGAAATAAGAAACTTAATAGAGGGACAATTTAATATAGGATTATTTAAAGTGCAAAAGAAAACAAGTGAAAGCGCAGCGGAAGTTACTGAGGCAATTAACTCATTAAGTCCATTAGTAGCTAACAAGGTTATTGCATCAATGACTGCAAATGAGATTAGAGCATTAGTAGGCTTAGCACCTGAACAAGGAGGCGAACAATTAGCACCCGAAGTTGCAACACCACCAACTGAGGCATTTAAAAAAAAATCACTTGATGCTAACATGGACTCAATTATTTTATCTAAATTTGCAATGATAGGATTAAGTGCAGACAAGTTTGAATTTGCAAGTAATGAAGATGCCTTATTAAAATATATCATTGATAAAAATTTAAAGAAATTGGACATTAACAGAGCTAAAAAAGATTTAGATTTTGATGTAAACAAAGCATTGCAAAAGTTAATCGAAAAGAATTTAGTTGCAGGTCAATTAGCAGGTACAGAGGCAGCACCAAAATTTGATATTAAAGATGTAGTAGAACCCGAAACCTTGATTGAGTTTGAAACAAGATGGCAATACGCATGGATAGATAAATCATTAGAGAATAATACAAGTGAGGGAATAGATAAAAGTAGAACATTCTGCAAAGATTTATTAGCTTTAAACAAGACTTATACAAGGGAGGAGATTGATGGTTTAAATAATGACATGGCAGATTATAATACTAATGTATGGAAGTATAAAGGTGGTTGGTATCACAATCCTCAGTTTGACCAAAACTTTCCACAATGCCGCCACTTTTGGAAACAAATAATAGTTAGAAAGAAATGAGTTTAACACCACAATTTATAAGCATCGAAGTCATTAAAGACCAATCAGTAATTAATGAGAATGTAGATAGTAAACTATTGCAACCTACATTAATAATGGTTCAAGACATCTATTTAAAGCAAGTAATAGGTAAGGACTTGTACGCTGAGTTAATCACTCAGGTAAACGCTGAGAGCGTAAGTGCTTTAAATACTACATTGCTAACAGACTACATACAACCTTATCTAATCAATAAAGTAGTTAGTGAGTTGGTAATAGATGTAAACTACAAGATAAAGAATAAGGCTTTAATGGTAGGTAGTTCAGATAATGCTCAACCCTTAGATAGTTCAGGCATGAGTATAATTCAAACTAAGTATCGTAACATAGCTGAGAATTATAGAGTCAATTTAGTGGATTATTTGCTTGACAATTATACAGATTATCCATTATTCAAGTGTGTTAAAAATTATTCAGAAATCCCAAATATAAATGTAAACAATGCAAGAAGAAAAAAAGGTAGATATTTATAAACTATCCGAGCAGGATTGTAAGAAGTACGGATTTAAAAAAAAGAACCTAATTAAAGTAATAGAAAGTAATGCAAAAGACAGCAAATCAGATAAAAAGTGAGTTTGAACTTTTAGCAAGTGGACATTACCAAATCCATTCTTTTCTTTATGCACAGGAATTTGAACAACAAGCGTATGAGAACTTAATATATCCTTTAATGCTTGTCTATCCTTTAGGTGGTAACCTATCAGGAACAAGCTATACAAGGAATTACAGAGTAGTAATAGCAGACAGAGTGCTTAAAAGTGAGGGTAATGAGTTAGAAGTAGAGTCAGATACTCAATTAATAGCCTTAGACACCTTAGCTTATTGGATGAAGTTAGGTACAAATGAGCGTTTTTCTATTACAAGTTCAAATACAATTACACCATTTTGGGAGAAGTGGGGCGATGAAGTTACAGGACACTTTGTTGATATAGGGATTGAAGAGTTTTACGACTTTAATTCATGTGCTATTCCTTTAAGTTCAGCAATTCCAAGTCCAAGCAACCCATGTAAAGATGCAAGAATATTAATTAATTCAGTTGTTTATGGCAATGCACCAAGCGACACTAACTTTAATGTAGTAGTTAAAGACCAATTAGGTGCTTTAGTAGGTAGCTTAATCGGTACTGAATGGATTGTAAACACAGGTGGAAGTGGTGCAGATGCAATTTACACTATAACCAATTCAAGCGGTGCAACCTTATACACAGGTACAATCCCAAGTGGTGGAACTTTAACCCAAGCAATAAGCAATTCAACTTTAAATGTAAACAATAGCGCATCTACTTTAATAAGTAGTAGGTCAATCTTAGCTGAGGGTACAGACTCTTATAATGTTGCGGATAGTGTAGCGGTAATAAAAAATAGTGCAGGAACTACTTTAAAAAGTGAAAATATATTAGCAACTGCAAGTGAAAACATCACGATTAATGATAGTGTTGCAGTTATTAAGGACTCAGTTGGTGCAACCTTAAAGACTGAAAATATCTTAGCAGAGGCAACTGAGAATATAAGTATTTCAGACTCAATAGCAGTTTTAAAAGATACTGCAAACGTAACCTTAGACTCAGTAAATTTATTAGCACAACAAACGAAAAATATAACCTTAGACGATTTTAATGTAGAAGTAGAAGACCCATTGGGTAGTGTTATTTTAACGGATAGTTATTTGGCATATTCTATGAATACTCTTAACTTAACTGCCCTTTCAAATACCAACGTAGTAATTGGAACAGGCATCACATTAACAATAAGTGCAACCGCACCATTATCTCCATCAGAAAACGATATATGGTTACAACCGATTTAAAAAATAAAAAAAATAAATAAATAAAAAATGGCAACATTCAACAAATTCAACGCCTTTGTGGCGGACTTAGCAAACGGAGTTCACAATCTCGGTTCAAATCAATTAGTAGTAGCATTAACAAATACTGCACCTACTGCAAGTAATGCAACCCTTTCAGCAATTACTGAAATTTCTTACACAGGGTTATCTACAAGAAACATCACGACTACATCAAGTACGCAAACAAGTGGTACATATTCGCTTGTTTTAGTAGATTTGACATTAACTGCAAGTGGTGCAATTCCTACCTTTAGATATGTAGTTATTTACAATGACACTCCAACATCTCCTGCTGACCCATTGATAGGATATTATGACTATGGTGTAGGTGGGGTTACAATGGCAAATGGAGATACATTTACAATCGACTTTACAGATGCTCAAAAATTAATAGAAATAGTATAATACTATGGCAGCAATAACAGACTTATCCGATTTAATTAACAGACAAACAGGCGGCAATAGTGGTACACCTGAAAATATTTTTTTTCACAAAGTGCCAAGAGTCGCAGGGGTTGCAGCAACCGCACCAATATCAGGTAGAGGATGTTCTTTGTGGGAGTATGACGGAATGCCTGCAAAGGGTGCAGTCCCAACAGTGGGAGAAATACCTACTAAATCAACTAATGGAGCAATACCATTTACTGCCGCAGGTGGTGGTAGAGATAAGCACTTAATAGGTGCAAGTATTACACCATTAGTTGCAGGCGTGTATTTATTGTACGATAGGTTATTTCACGAGGGTGGGTTAAATGCAACTTTAACATCTGCACAAACAATACAAGGGTCAACTCCAAGTCCTGCATTAACAAGGAATACGGGAGGTGCAGGTAACATAGCATTCTATGAAATATATACAATAATAGGAACAACATCTACAACCCTTACAATGACCTACACAAACCAAGCAGGGACAGGTTCAAGAACTTCAACTATTAACATAGGTGCAACGGGTTTCCGTGAAGTATCAAGAATGCAGAGATCCCT